TGCCTCTAATGCATTTGCATCAATAACACCATTTTTATCTGTCCATCTTGCAATATCATCTGCAACAGTCTCTACTGAACTTAATAAATCTCTGTTACCAGCAAACTTTGGATTTTGTGTAATTCCTTGAATTGAGGCAACAAGAGAATTAGTTTTTAATGGTTGTATGCCAAACGATTTTAAAGAGTCAGCGGCGGCTTGGTTAAATCTTGCACCTTGACCTAAATCAAGTGAAGCAGTGGCGGCATCAGATGCCCAACGATCTGCCATAACTGCAAGTTCGCCTTTGTATGTGTATCTACTAAATCCAACTGGAATACCTTTTTTAATTAATTCAAGTCTACCAGCAGCTTCCGCTAGTTCACCAGCATTTATCAAACGTCTAACGTCTGCCACTTTTGCGGCAGCTTCTTCGCTCAACTTTCCTGCTGTAGCTTCGTATTCAGCAACATCTTTTCCAAGATTGGCACGACTTAATGCGGCTTCTCGTTGTGGTGTAGTTGTTACGTTAAGAGCCTTTTTAGCGTTATCTAAAACAGCACGAACCTCTGCGGCATTTTCACCACCAGCAAGTTTTGCTAATGCCTTCAGTGATTCTGATTCACCAAATAATTGAGTTTTTCTTAAAAACTGAGGATCACGCTCTAATGCTTCTTGTATCAATGCTTGCCATGTTGGATTTTCAATAGAAGCAGTAATTTCTGCAACACTTGCATTGGCAGGAGCATTTTTTAAAGTATTTAAAACTTGTGGTATATCATTTCCTAATGATGATCTAGCAATGGTTGCCGCTTTAAGTTGTGCAGATGAACCCATGTCAATAAGTTTGTTGACACCCTTGGTAACTAATGGAGCAACAACTCTGCCACCAGCTTCATAAGTTGCACCTTCAACAACATTTCTAAGTGGCTCAGTTACAAGAGCAGAACCTTGTCTTGGTGGTTTTAAACCAAGTCCAACATCAGCAGACTCTATTAATTCTTTACCAATACCATAACCTAATCCAGAACCGCCAACAATACCAGCAGGGCCAAGAGGAGTTCCTAACAATCCTCCACCAACAGCACCCAAAGTTTCAACAGTAGGAGCAAGAACAGGCCTAACTATGTTTTGATAAACCTTTTGTCCTGTAGACAAGTTAGGTGTTTGCACAAACGCAGGAGCAGGAGGATAACCACCAGTTGGGATTTGATCTACAACAGTACCAGTTGGAGTTGGCTGAAAATCAGCGCCAGAAAAAGCCGCAGTAATTGAAGCAGAAATCTCATCAATCTCAGCGTCAGTCAAAGGTTTTTCACTTTGAATTGTTTTACCTTCAATTAAATATTTAGGCATTATTATTCCTTAATCTGGTAAAACTTGATATTTTGTGCCTTTGCTAGTTTGTCCACCAGATGGATTGCTAACTGGTGAAGCACCAATACCTTCAGCAGCCAATTCAGGTGTAACAAACTGATTTTTACGCTCTTTCATTAAACGCAAAACTGTCTTACCAGCGTCTTTTCTTATCTCCGTTGGTAAATTCGGATTAGCTAATTCACCAGCCGCTTCTTTGTACGATTTAGTATCTTTATCTGATTGTGGTCCTTCAAATCTGGGAACCATTTTTAAGGCTAAGTCTGCAATAGGTTGTAGTTTTGCTATTGCTCTTGCACCTTGAGTCGCTTTACCAAAGAATCCTGCACCAACATCAACAAGGCGACCAGCGCCACTACCAGTAGATTGGTCAATCAGTCCACCCTCTTTTGTTATATCTTCTAACTCTGCTATTGCTGTGTTAAGGTCTTTACCCATTTGGGCTTTTAATAATGATGCTTTTTCTTGAGCAGCCGATGGCTTACCAGCTCCAATAACACCAACAGAACCCTTGCCACCACCTTGGTAAATTCTTGCATCAACAGTAATTGTTTCACTTGGATTATCTGGATTTTGTATTGTTGTAAGAGCTGGAGCAGGAGGCTGTCTTAAAGAACCAGCAATTCTTGCAAGAGCTTCTTTTGAATCTCTGTCAGCTTGCTTCATTCGCTCTTCAAATTTTCTTTGAGCCTCATCTCGTTCTTTTTGTGAAGTAGCTCTCTCTAAATCACGATCTTTTTGTGCCTGTATTTTGTCTTTTTCAATATCAGAACGTGCTTGTATTTTTTCTCTTTCAAGAGTTGCAGTATTTTCTCTTTGCAATGCTTTATCAGCAGATGTTGTAAGAGAAGTAAGAACTTTGTCAGGTGATCCATATTTAGTAACAATAGCCAAAATCTCTGCTTCTGTTGGATTAACTAATTTAGACAACTCAGATCGTAGTTTTGCTTCTTGAGCATTAGTCAACTCTACTTTTTCTGCTTCAGCAGTTGCTTTTCTTGTAGTTGCCATGCTAGTTTGTAACTGTCTACCAGCATCAGCAATTGCCATAGCAAATTGTGGATCACCAGATTGAGCCGCCATCTTTGCTACTTGAAGATAAGAATCTGGGTTAGATTGATCTAACTGACTAGATAACTGTTGTCTACGAGCAATCTTTTGCAACTGTGGGTCTTGACCACCCAAAGCACCGCCAACACCTTGACCCAATTGATAACCAGCAGTCCTAGCACCTAAAGCTGCTTGTTGAAAGGGATTAAGTTGAACTTCTTGAAACGCACGATTTTGAAACTGTGCCAACTGGTTTTGTTGGTACTGTTGAGGAGAGGTAAACAATCCTAAGATGTCTGATGCCATTGTCTTTTCTCCTTAAGCTACAAAAGCTGGTTGTTGAACAGGTATGTATTGCCCTGTTGCTGGATTAAATGTAAAGGTCTGTTGTGTTGACGGTGTATTACCAAACGCCCTGTTCACTGCATTAGCAAGGACAGGACTATTTGCTGCACCAGACAAAAAGTTTCCACCTGCTGAATAAGCATTTGCTGGAGCCATTGTGTTTGCGGCATTGATAATGCCCTGACTAGTTAAATTACCGACATTAGCATTAGCCGTACTAACCCTTTGACCAATGGAAGTGCTTAAATCCAAAGGCTGTTGTGCCAATCTCTCAAGCCCTGATGATGTATCCATTGCAGTAGTAAATGGTGAATAAGCTGCTGTTTGACCAGTGTAGTATCTGCCCTGCAAATTAGCACCAGTATCAAACAATCCAGCGCCATAAGTTATGCGCCTTCTTGCTTCTTCATCTGCTTGTGCCGCAAGGACTAAATCTTGTTGCGCCAATGAATTGTAGTAAGCAGCCATCTCAGGGTTTGTATTCATCAAGTTACCACCCTGTGAGGTAGCCACACCAGAACGACCTGTTTGAAACTGTCTGTTTCGCAACTCAGCAAGTTGATTTTCTCGGCTAGGTGCAAGCAAAGCTGTTTGTTTGGAAATGTAGTCTTGTGCCGCTTGCTCTGGTGTTTTAGAAAGGTATCCCTGACCCAAACTAAACAAGTTTTGTGCAGCACTGCTCAAAGGAGAATAAGCTGCTCTAGCGCCTTCTACGTCAGTCAATCCTTGGTTTGCCAAGTTAGACAATCTATCTTGATAACCTGTGATTTCAGCACTAGGCGTATATCCTGCCGTAACAACATTACCCGCTGCATCAGTTGTAAAGTTTGATGAACCAAAGCGAGTAGTCACGCCAACGGGTCTAAATCTAGCTGCATCAGCCGCAATCCTTGCCGCTTCAACCTGTGCCGCAGCTTGTGTCCTAGCTGCGTCAGTAGCTTGGTTGGCAGTTAAAGCAGAACCACCAGCATCTATTAAACCTTGGATAACAGATGGGCCAAAAGTCTTTAATGTATCTACTGATATTCCAGTTGCATTTGAAATTGACTGCAACATACTTGGAGTAACAGTAGAGCCAGCACCAGCAGCAGTAGTAGCACCACTAACACCAGCAGCAGTGGTGGCAGCAGTAGTAGCACTACTAGCACCAGCAGCGTTAGCTACAACTTCTGGGCTTAAAAAGTTAGCACCGCCAGCCGTAGTAGCGCCACTATTCAATAGACCTGCACCAGCAGCACTAGCCGCCGCTGCACCTCCAGCACCTCCAGCAGAAGATATAAGTGCGGGACTCATAAAGTTAGCAGTAGAACCCGCCGCAAGTTCTGCTGCTGTTAGCCCTCCTGTTGCTGCACCAGCACCAGCCGCACCAGTAAACAAACCACTACCAGCAAGGTAATTAGCACCTAATGCTAGTGCAATCATTGGGCCAAAATCAGAAACAAGGTCGCCTAAACCACTAAAAAAACCTCCACCATCCTGATCATTTAAATCAAATACTCCATAATCAACAATTCCACCAGTTTTATTAAATCTTGGTGAAGAGGCTATGTTTGGTCGATTAGGATCAGGTGTTAAAGTAGCTCCACCAGCAAGTGTCAAATATTGAAAATTACCTTTGGGATCGTACTTGGCTTCAAGGGGTTTGCCCTGAAATGTTTGATCGGTTGGTAGTGTGTAGCCCTCAAGTTTACTTGTACCCATACCTCCAAAGGTACGATTTGCATATTGGTCAAATTCTGGTGCAATTTTCTCGTATGCTGGTCTTACGCCACCCATACCATAATTACGCTCTTCTGGAACTGTAATTGTTTGTAATTTATCAGCAATGTTTTTAAAAGCATCAGGATCAAACGCTTGCGCTAGTACAGGCAGCATCTCAGGGGAAGATGGTGGCAGACTATAAACACCCTGTCCAACACCACTTGCAAAAAACTCAGGCAAACCAGTTCTAGGATTTATAGTTCCAGCACCGCCTCTTGACTTCAACAATGCCGCTTCTTGAGGATTAATATGGGCAAGCATAGTGTCGCCAAATCTACCCTTTGATGCTAGATTTTGATATTGATTACTAAATAAATTTGGCATTTTCTTTTTCCTTTTATTGGGACTCAAGTGCAGTAATTCTTACTTCTAATGCCTCAATGCGAGCAATTGCTTCTTGTAAAGCAGCAGTTAACAAAGGAATCACATAGGACAAATCAACCTGTTGCGATTTGATAGAACCATCAGCATTTACAGCATCTTTTTCGCCAACAACTGCTTGCGGTACAACCACAGCCAACTCATGCGCCAAGAAGCCTTGGCTATGAATCTCAGGCGCGTTAACCCAGTTGTATGAACAAGGTTTAAGCGCCTTTACTTTATTCGTTGAATCAGCTAAAGGCGTTACGTTTGTTTTTAACCGATAGTCAGAACTTGTGCCGTAAGTAATCGTTGTTCCGTTTGTTGCAATAGCAGCGTATCCTGTATTGTTTAAACCAAAAACAATTAAGTTTCTTGAGGTGCTTCCAGATGTTGTATCGTTGCAAAATAAAGAAGACGAATCAGCGTAATTTAATCTATCACTAACAATTGATGGATGCCCTGTTCCTTGATTAACAGGAACGCTGTAAAGTCTCCAATTAGCAGATGGGCTAGATGCGCCTAGCCGCAGTAAGCTGCTGGAATTAAGAGCATAAGTTCCTGAACTAAACGTACCAGCTATAACAGTAGATGCTGCAACACCAGAGGCAGAACCAGTACCGCCGTTTGCAACGGGAAGTACACCTGTTGGTGAACTAACATTAAGTGTTCCACCCAAAGTTATGCTACCAGATGTAGTAACTGTTCCACTTAAAGAAATACCATTAACTGTACCTGTACCTGCTACAGATGTAACAGTACCAGTACCACCAGCAGCAACAAATTCAACGTCAGTTGCACTTGAGTTAACAGCTAATACTTTACCAATGTTTGAAGCAAAAGTAGGAAGTAAATTTGCCCTTGCACCAGCAGCAGTTGTCGCTCCCGTACCACCACTTGCTACAGCCGTAATGCCACCTGAGTCAGACTTAGTTGCAATAGCAGTTGCAATATTATTGAACTCGGTATCAATTTCAGTACCTTTGACAATCTTTAAAGGATTGCCAGAAGTTAACGCATCTTTAGAAGCAAAATTGGTTGATTTTGTGTAATTAGACATAGTTGTTCCTTTAACTTATTTTGCCTTGTTTGGCTTGAATTTCAATCTTTTGAATAGACAACTCAGTACCATTGATGTCTGTTTCATATCCAGTTTGCACAACCTTACCTGAACCTGATGCAGAAACAGATAATGTTTGTAGAGCAACACCATCAGAGTATTGTGCAATTTCAGTAGCATTAGCACCATACTCAGCAATGTTGTAGTAAGACTCGCCTTGCGATGGAATAACAGTGTTGTCAGATAAATAGTTGGTCTTAAAGTCAAACCCCCACTTAAAGGTAACAGTCTGATTTGTTCCACCAATCACAATAATTGATAACTTCTTCAAAATAGAAGTTCGATTCTGATCTCCAAGGTCTGCATGGTTTGTGTAGTACAACAGACGATAAGAAGATTGGTGATCTTGATAAGTGCTGTACAAACCAATGTAACCATTCTTGCCAATGTACAAAGTACCATCACGGCGGGACAAAAAAGCAGTTGGTGTTATAGAGTCCCAAGTTGTTGCTCTTGCCGAACCATCAGGTAAATAAGCCTTGGTATCAAAACAAAATACACTGCCTGTAGCTGGCGTAGTCAACAAATAAAACGCTTCACTTTCTGAATAAACACACTTAATATTTGCCAATGTCTCGCCACTAACAATTGACATCAAATCATTACGAATATTTTTAGACAAGTCTCTTTCAGGAGAAGACTTCTCTTGAATTGTTCTCATCAAAGAACGAACACCAGAGTTAGACAAGAAAAGCACATCAGTGCTAGTAGTCTGAATACTGTCTCTTGCAATGCAAC